CATTGGCGCGAGGATGGGCCGACCTCGTGAAAGAGAATAGGGATAAGGTCTGCCTCGTTGAGTGTGTGAATGAATGGAACCATACACATAATGATTGGTCGGATAATGAGGTCCGGTCGGCGTCTGCGGCATTTCAGGAGCGTTGTGATGTTCCATTTGCTTTATCTGCGACTTCCGCTGAGACATGGGAGGACATGAAAGAGCGGTTAACGCATCTCTATACCGGCTCATCGGCTTCAGCGACAACGATTCATTTCCCTCGTTATCAATCTACACATGAAGGAGCATGGAGATGGGTTCGGCAACCGTGGCATGGACGCTGGCCGATTGAAGGATGCCCTGAATTTGTGGTCGATAACGAACACCAACGATGGGATAAAAGCTCTAGCGGAAGAGAAGTCGCGGTGGCTGCGGCGGCTCCGCTCAATGCCTTTATTGCGGGTTGTGGGATGTCTACACACCATGATGTCTTTGGGGTTCACATCAAAAACGGCGAGTACAGCTCAGACTTGGCCTCTCAGCGACTCCAGAAGGTCTTGTCGAGGGTTATCCCTCTCTTGCCCCCTGATGTCGCTAATTGGCAGTCTACGCGGGTTGGTGAGGGTGGTGGCCCACATCCATTTCCCTCCCTGTTGAACCAGCAATGGAGTACGGAAGATACGGATACTGGCGTGTCACGCTCATTTGCAGCCGTTCGTGGTGATGATTTTGTCATGTGCCTGAACGGAGTTCGTGGCTCAGTCACACTCCATGAGTCACATCCCAAAAAATTTCGCGTGATTTCTTTGGACGATGGCGTCACAATTCACGAAGGGCATGGGCCGACCATATTAAGCGAGGTTAATGGTCAAGCATTCTACGTAGGGACGATGTAATGCCCTATCCAATACAGACTCAGGTTTTCAGCGTCTTCATGGGAACACAGGAGGGGATTCATTCTGTGGCGCTCCCTGCGATCTATTCATCCAGCGGTTCTCGGAATCTCTGGATTGATAAGTTGGGTCGGGCAAAGAAGATCCTCGGATACAGCAAACAGAATAGTTCTGCGGTCACAACCAATACCGGGAGTGCAGCCACGCGGTTGCGTGCGCTGAGAGCCTACCGACAAACTGGTGCGACATTTACTCGCCAGCTTCTCGGTGTGTTTGAAGCCGCTTCAAGCGAGTATGAACTCTGGTATTCGACCAATGATGGTGATTCATGGACGTTTATTGAAGACTTAGGGAGTGGGTCCGTGGGGTCTATCCCCGATTTTGCTCAAGTCGATAACACATTGTTCTTTACGAATGGCGTTGTAGCCCCTCAGTCGTGGAACGGCTCATCGCTGTCCACTGCTGGTCCCGGCTCAAAGTCCCCGACTCCTACTGCTGCCATTCCAGATCCGGTAGTTGTGGGTCAATTAAATGGCGGGTATAGCTGGAAACTTGTGAGTGTTGACGCCTCAGAAACACGGTCAGCGGGGTCTACGACCTCAAACATTATCCAGTTACAGGATGAACAGGCCAATCTTTCGTGGTTAGCTGATGCCGATACTGATATTACGGGATATGAGCTATACCGGACGACTGGCACAGGCGCGACATTCTATTTTGTCACGTATATTGACGGTCGAACGACACTTGCTTATACCGACAACGCCTCAGACCTTGATATTTTAGAGAATCGGTCACTTCAGGAGCATGGCGATGCTCCACCAACCGGGAGTTATTTCTGTGAGCCACACAAACAACGCCTCTGGTGGGGACGAACCAATACCAATCCTCGACGAGTCGCATGGTCAGATCCAGGTTTACCCGATCAGGTGGGAGCGAATAACTACCTTGATTTCACAGACCAGAGTACCGTCGGGGATGTCGTCACAGGGTTGGTGGGGGATTTCGAGGGTATGCTGGTCGTGTTCTGTGAGCGTTCCATCTGGACGGTCACTGGCACTGGTCAAATAGTCTCAGACATTATGGACTGGACCCGCACGAAGTCAAATGCGGTGACAGGGTGTGTCTCGCATCGTTCTGTGATTCGTGTGCCGGCAGGAGCCGTCTATACGGATTCAAGCGGAAATCAGGTATCCACAAGTCGTGTGATGTTGTCCTATATGACTCCCCTCGGAGACATTCGATTATTCGACGGCAACAACGATATTGTTATTAGCACACCAGTGAAAGAAACTCTTAAAGATTTTCTGTATACCCAACACAAAAAGGTTCACGCGGTTCACGACATTGAAAACGCGCATGTGGTCTATTTCTGGCCGGGAACGACACCCTCTGGAGAAGATGCGGAATGCAACAAAGCCGTTGTCTGGAACTATCGGTGGGGTGTCTGGTATGTCTGGCCTGATATGCCGATGTCGGCATCTACCACGATTGAAACCAGCACAGATACCCAAATTGTCCTGACTGGAGAAGCGCAGACAAGCAAGGGCGGGTTCTGCTACCAATTTTTCAACGGGGATAGTTTTGATGGCTCAAACATTCCATCCAGGTGGATGACGAAGGTCATATACGGCACTGACAATAGCTGGAGTACTCGCACGCCTCAAGCTCAGATGGCGTATATCAAGCGATATCGCTGGCTGGATGTAATTGCTGAAGCAGATGCCGATGTGACGCTCAATATTGAATGGATGGGTGGATCGGCGTCCGATGAAGCTGTGGCGAGAGGTGGGGCAAGTCAATCACTTGAACCGTTGTCCATGCAGTTGATTACCTCAGACGGCAATGGGATACAGACGGTCGCAGAAAGTAATATCGTGCTGCCGGTGGACTCTGTGCAAAGTATTATTAATCTTGAAGGCACGAATGGCGATTACATTCAGGATGTCGGGTGTCGAATCCGTATTAGTGACGATTCTCAAAATGGGTCGTGGAGTCTTGAGGGGATGACTCTAGGGTATCAGTTGTTACCAGGAGCCACGCGGAGGTTACAGTGATGGTAATGTCCCGCTCTCAAGCCTATGTCAAAACGAATTTGCCCTATATGTAAGAAAAATCCACTTATTCATCCAAAAGCCAAGCGTTGTGGGGAGTGTTATCACAAACGGATTGGTATTAAATCTACAGCGAAACAGTGGAATTGCTTAAACTGTAAGAAGAAGTGCGCCAAGCACTCGACGCTCTGTTCTAAGTGCCACCGGAGTAGAGGGCCGTACACAGAAAATAGTCGCGTCCTGCGAAGACAAAAAAACGAACTCCTTAAAGAACTCGCCCAAGAAACTATTCGGCAACCGCTCAGAACTTTTGAGGAGTCATGGAAGAAGTGGCAGGAAACTATTGGCATGATGAAGGATCGCTATCGCGGTCCTGCCAAGCTGAGAAAGAAGAATTCAAACAGGAAGCGTATTCTCGTCATCCCTGACCTCCATATTCCTTTCCATGACCCTGAGATGGTGGCGGCAATGCTGGCAAAAGAGGCAGGTCATGTCGATCTTGCTATTTGTATTGGTGATATTGGGGATGCTTATAGTCACTCTCGGTTTGCGAAGTATGAGAATGTTCCGTATTCGCATGAATGGGCTGAAGTCACGGCTCTGATGCAGACATTCTCTGAGTCATTCCCGAAGGTCAAGGTCATTGTCGGCAACCATGATGCGAGATTGCGGAAAGCGATTGCTACTCACCTGACCGTTGATATGGTTGAGGCTATTTCGTCCATGACAGGAGGAACACTATGTCCTATTACGGCCTTATCGAAGAAATTCCCCAATATCGAGGTCGCAAAGCATGAGGTTCCCAATACCAGCCACTCTATTGATTGGCTTTTGGTGGAGGGCGATGCGCTCCTTGCTCATCCCGAAAAATACAGCCGTGTGCCGGGAAGTGCGCTGCGATTTTTTCAAGAATGGGCAGCGGATAACTCAGCAGCGATAGGACTAGACGCTATTCGGCTCGTGGTGATGGGGCATACGCATACGATGGCGGTGTTTCCGTGGCGATCTGACTCATTACTGGTCGAATGTGGGTGTTTGTGTAAGACGCAGGGATATATGACTGGCGCACGGATTGGTGGCCGTCCACAACGACGGGGTTATATTTGGTTTGAGCAGGAAAATGGGGTTACTGACTTAAATAGTGTTGGATGGAGATGGTTTGATGTCGAAGACGGGCCGTGGCGCAAAAAATAAGAATTTGTGGTTGCGTCTCTGTGTTGAGCTAGGAGCCGCACCGATTACCGAAGCCTACTTGTCCTCTGATTACGAGTATGTAGATGGTATGTGTGAGGACGACTCTATTACGATTGCTCCTCACAACCATATTGTAGATACAGTGATCCATGAGCTACTGCATCGCTTATATCCGAAGCGATCTGAGCGTTCGATACGCAGAACAACGAGTATGTTGCGAAAAACACTTACAGATGAAGAGGTGCAATGGTTCTATGACGAATACCAGCGCAGAAAACAGACCGGAAAAGCCAGGAATGCCGACATTTAACGGCATTGCTACACCAAAAGAGCATATTTCGAGCATTCTTGGATGGCTCTCAGGTGTGATGACAGGAAAATACCATCGAGGCCAGAAAGAACATGGTGGGAGTCTCTGGCAAAAACCAGGCGCACTAGCAAACCTCGAAGAAGAGATTATGGATCTACCGGTGTATTACAAGACGGCAAAAGACCAGCTTCGTCAGATGGCGATAGAAGGTCGAAGCGCGGCAGAAGCCTACGAGTGGTTATACGGAGAACTACCAACGAGTAATAGAGAATGAGGGAGTTTTTTGATATTTTCTGTCGTGGGTTCCTGATTGTGGCCTTAATTTCCCTGAATACCATTCAGTTATCACAGGGGAGTTGGGCTGCTCCGTTTGTGGGGTTTTGTATTGCGGTGGTCTGGTGGGTTAATGCGAGGACAGCCAGTAAAGTTGATGGTATTCTTGCAGTTATGGCCTACGCA